AAGCGTACACCCGAAGAAGTAAAGCAGTTGCGCCAGGCAAGCATGGCCAAGGCGCGCGAGGCAGCCAAAGCCAAGCGCTTGGCGGCGCAGGCTGCAAAGAGCGAAGAGTTTTCTGCGGCCGATGATCCCGAGAAGGCGAAGCGGGAGCGTGAAGTTGCCATGAATAGGACGCGCGCGGCGCTTAAGGAACCGCGCCTCGGCACTCCCAAGCATACACGCACTTTCATCTACCGGCCGCAGGAGGAGGGTGACCGTCTTGAGATCGAGATGGCGGGGATCAGGTTCAAGGCCAATACGCCCGTCGAGGTCGCCGATAATGTCACGATCACGCAGCTCCTCCGCGAGGAGCGCGAAACGCCGGACGGCATGCGTAGCCGTGCGATCGAGCGCAAGGTGCCACTTTGGCAGGTGGTTGCCGGCAATCCGTGGTTCGAGGTCGACGGTAAGCAGCCGCAGCGTACGCAGGCTAATACCCGGCTGCCGGATGGCCCGGACGCTTACCGCAATTATGCTATCCAGTGGATTGCGGCCTCGATGTCGGCGCGGGCGATGGATTTGCGCTGGGTCTCCGAGGAGGGCTTGCGCCAGCGTTGCGGCCTGACCAATGAGGACCGCAATTACATCATGCCGTTCTTCCAGGCGCGGCACCAGGAGTGCGCTGAGCTGGATGCGCAGCGCGCTGCATGAGTTGTGGGGCGGCCGACAGAACTCGCCCCAGCCTTAGTGAAGTCGGTGTAACGAAAGGCCCCCGCTTGTGGCTGGCGACACCCGCACGCTCAATGACCTGATTACCGAAGCGCTCGCCAATCTGGGTGTGCTCGTCGCCGGCCAGGTTCCTGATCCCGAGGACTTCGCCTACGTGAACGAGAAGACCGACGCGGTCTTCCGCAAGATCGCAGCCTTGGAGATTACCTGGGTGCCGGACCCGCAGAACATCCCCGGTGAGTGGTTTTCCGACCTGGCTGACATCCTTGCCGGCGAGTGCTGCACCAAGTTCGGCGTGACTAATGACGATTACGCCAAGCTGATTAACAAGGGACTTGGCGGCGTGCAGGGCGTTGACGTTGGCATGGGCGCCGCGGCCAAGAGCCTGCGGATGATGAACCGCGGCCGGCCGACCCGGGAGATCCTCCAGACCGATTATTTCTGATGGGCAGTGTGCCCCCGACCACCATTCCGACGCCGTTGTCGACCTTCCCTGGGGCGACGCCGCAGGAGTCGGCTGGCCGTCTTATAAACTGCCTCGCCGAGCCGCTCGGCGACCCGCAGCAGCAGGGCGCCGGTGCGCCCAAGGATGCCATCGTCTGGCGCCGTGCACCAGGTTTGTCGCAGTTCGCGTTGACGACGCAGAGCGGCTACCGCGGTGGCATGATCGCCAACAATTTGTCTTACGAGGCCTTCGCCAATGAGGCGCTTACTGTCGACGCTTCTGGCAATGTGACTTTGCTGGGGGCGTTTCCCGGCACCAAGCGGATATCGATTGCCCGTAATCAGGCGAGCAACCCCGACGTTGTTGCGGTCGATCTGGACAATGGTGCCTACGTCCTGAATGCCGCGGCGGTAGTTAATGCCACTTTGAGTGTGACTTTTGGTGGGCCGGTCACGTCTGGCGTTAATCCTGTTTATTCATTTGTGGCCACCAATCCGTTCGACACCGTCAATGCGATGCCCGTCAGCGACAGTCATGCTTCGGCTGGCGAAACCCCGTCTCAGGTGGCGACTGACTTCGCTAGCAAGATCAATGCCGACTTCACCAACATCACTGCAGTCGCCGTAGGCCCTACGGTTACAATTACCCAGGTCGGGGCCATCGGCAACCAGACCAACTTCAACATTGTTATGAACGGTATCCAGACAGTGAAATTCGGCGGCGGTGGTCCGGCGTTCGCAGGCAACGCCAATTTGAGCGGCGGTCAGGGTTTGGCTGGCGCCTTCACTGGCACGCCGACGCTGTACACTGGCCAGGCCAACCTGCCGCAGCCGAACAGTGTCGCGTTTCAAGACGGCTACTTGTTTTTCACCATTGGCGACGGCCGCGTGTTTGCTTCGGCGCTGAATTCGCTATCCATGAACGCGCTCACCTTCGTCTACATCCTGTCGAAGGCAGACGTGAATTTATTGAGAGGCATCGCCTACCAGGGTTACATGTTCTTTTTTACAACCGGCTCGTGCGAGGTGTGGAGTGACGCCGCCAACCCGGCACCGGCGTTTCCGTACAACCGCTCCGCTATTCTCACCACGGGGCTGATCCAGCCTACTGCGATCGCCGGCTTCGAGACCGGCTTTGATGACCTGTTGTGGGTGGCGCAGGACTTCGGCGTGTGGCGGTTGCCGCAAAACACCCTGGTGCCGACCAAGGTGTCACCGCCCGACCTGGACCGCCTGATCGAAACGGCAGCGAAGGCCGGCGACACGCTCGAGGCTGGTGTGCACATCTTTGCCGGCAAGAAGATCTGGACCATCCAGAGCTCGACTTTCTCCTGGCAGTTCAACCTCGGCACCAGCCGCTGGCATGAACGTGCGTCGCTGCAGGCGACCGGCTTGCAGGGCAGATGGCGCGGCGTTTGCGGACACCCGGCGTTCGGTAAGTGGCTGCTTGGCGATACGCAGACCGGCGATATCCTGTTCGTCGATGATACCAACTTCAATGATGTTACCGCCCAGGTTGGTGTGGTGACGACGGCGGCGCCGATGCTGATGCGTATTGAGAGTGGCCTAACCGACCGTTTCCCTTCCCGCGCCCGCGTACCCCGTGCCGATTTCCACTTCGTGCGCGGCACTGGCATGGCGGCACGCAACAGCCCGGTGGTGGCGGTGGCAGGCGCCGTATCCGGCACCGGCGGTGCCGTGCGCCTGGCGATCCCCTCGACGTTCAACTTTAATACCGGCGATACCGCCGTCGTCGCTTCCGTTGTCGGTACGACGGAGGCGAACGGCACTTGGACGATCACTACCGTGGACGCGACGCACATCGAACTGCAGGGCAGCATCTTCGTGCATGCCTATGCGTCGGGTGGCACGGTGACCAATGTGACGCAGCCGCCGGCCAATGTCTCCAATCCGGTCGTGGCAATCTCGTGGAGCGACGACGGCGGCGTCACATGGCGTGGCCCATCGCTTCGTGGTATTGGTCAACAGCAGATCGTCAAGACGGGGCGTGTATCGGTGAAGAGCACAGGCCTCACTGGGGTTATGGGCAGGCGTTGGCGGATGGATATTTCCGATCCGGTATACGCCGGGTTTCTGAAGGCGACGATGTCCGATGACCCGACGGAGCCGAATTGATGACGGTAGCCAACCTGCTGCCCTTGCCGATCCCGACGCAGCCGGCCGTCGAAAAGGACGCGCTTACGCCGCTGTACCGCAATTATCTGACGGCGCTCGATAAGGCAGTGCGCAATGTGCTGCTCGGACCGCTGCCGGCGGCTTCGAACGATGCCGCGGCGGCGCAGGCCGGCGTCCCGATTAACGCGCTCTACCAGGACAGGACTGGCATCGTACGCGTGAGGTTGAAGTAGGATGGGTTTCTTCGACGCGTTGTTCCCCCAGGACGCGACGGCGAGTGCCGCCGCCCTGCAGACTGCCGGCATCAACCGGGGGATTGGCCAAGCGCTGCCGCAGTGGCAGCAGGGCATCAATGCCGCGACAACCGATTACGGCGCGGCCGCAGCGCCGTGGCTGAACATCTACAACACTGGTGCGCAGGGTACCACGGCGTACGGCAACGCGTTGGGCGTCAACGGACCACAGGGCAGTGCACAGGCGCAGCAGGCTTTCCTGAACAATCCCGGCTACCAGTTCCAGCTACAGCAGGGCGACAATGCAATCACGGCACAGAACGCCGCCAGCGGCAAGACCGGCTCCGGCAGCGAAGCCATCGATCTCTCCAAGTTCAACCAGGGCTTGGCTGGCACGAGCTGGCAGAATTACGTTGCCGCCCTGGCGCCGTTCCTGAACATGCAGACGGCCGGCGCGCAGGGTTACGGCACTACGCAAATGAACCTGGCCAATCAGCTTGCCGCCCAGTACGGCAATATCGGCAACGCCTTTTATGGGGCGGATACCTCGATCGGCAATGCGCAGGCCCAGGTGCCCTTGTCGGGGATTGCCGGCTCGGGCAACCTGCTGAACCTCGGCTCTAACCTGCTCGGGGGTATCTTGAAGGCTGGCACCACTGCCGGGTACGGTTCATCGCTATTTGGCCAGCTCGGTTCATCGCTCTCTGACGAGCGTCTAAAAGAGAACATCGAGCCGGTCGGCGCGCTGGCTGACGGCCAGACTGTTTATCGCTACCGTTATATCGGCGATCCAGTGACACACATCGGCCTGCTCGCCCAGGAAACTGACCCCGCGGCGGTCGTCGAGCTCTTGCCTGATGTGCTTGGTGTCGACTACCACCGCGCGACTGACCGCGCGTCGGCGTTGATGCGTATCGCCAACGACGACGAGCTGATGAGAAGGGCTGCATGAGCACGCACCAGAACAAGCACCAGGCGCGCAAGGAGGCTGAGGCGGCAAAGCAGGCACCCCAGGCGATCGCCCAGGCACATGGTACTGATACCGCCCCGGTGATCTTCTTTGACGGGGCAGTAGCGTACGGTATTCAGGGCCAAACCGCGCGCATTGAACTGGCCACCACTTGCACCATCCCGGTGTCGGTCGGCGGCAAGCCGAGCGCACGGCAGCGCGTATTGATCACTTGCCACTTGCGCGGCTCGCTTGAGGCCATGGCGCAACTTGCCGACACGATCGAGAAGTGCCTGGGCATGGGCCAGATCCCGACGCCGGAAACGGCTGCACCGGATGAGACGGCGGAGAAGGCCGTATGAACTACGATACTGGCCAGGCGCCTAATTACGCCGTGCCGCTCGTCAATTTCGGGGCACTTTCCGGTGGGGGTCAGCCGCAGCAGGGCCAGCAGCCGGCGGGGAGCAGCCTCGGCCAGGCGATCGGGCAATGGCTGCAGCAATGGTACGCACAGAACCAGCAGCCGCAACAGCCGATGAACATCGTGCCACCGGGCGCGGCGCCACAGGGTAATCCCACCTCATACGGCGGGCTGTACTGATGACGGTCAATGAGTGGGTAGACGTGTTCGAGACTTGCGGCGAAGACGAGCTCATCGCGGCGCAAGTCATGGCAACTTTGGCCGGCTACACTGCACGGCGCTTTCCCGGTCCTATCAAGGATGATCGCGTAAACTTGGCGAATGCCTTGCGCGCCTATCGGATGTTCAAGGAAGCTACCTGATGCCCGGCCCCCAGGACTTCATGGTCGGCAATGCGCCGCGGCCGGCGGGTTACGCTGCGCCGGCGTTGGATTTCGCCAACCTTGGCGCCGCGATCGGCAACCTGCCGGAGGATTACTACAAGGGCCAGGCGATGCGCCGCCAGGAGGCGATGGCGAGCGCTTTCAGCGGACCTGGTGGCATCCCGATGACCACCGGGCCGGACGGAAAGCCAACGCCGGACGTCAATGCCATTG